TATTCCTAAAATAAGAAAAGAATTAGATCCAGAATTAAATACTTTATTAAATAATTTTAGAGCAAAGAAAAATATTATTATAAGTAAAGAATCAGATCCCGCTTTAACAGCAGCTTTAGTTAATAATCCTAAAACAGGGACAGAAGGAATATTTTTTGATTATGGACATCCTTTTGCAATAGATAATTATAAAAATTTTGATTTTGCAAAAAAAAATGCGGATAAAATTTATTCTTTAAATAGAAGTGTTATTCAAGATCCATATATTAATAGAACAATATTAGTAGATACTCAAGGACAAGAAAAAAATTTATTTTCTAGTATGGATAATTTTTTTAAAGAATATAAAGGAAAAAAATTTGACGAAGAAGCAATTGCAAAAGCAGAAGCTATCAATCAAGAAGCAAATGATTTGTTTAGTAAACGACAAAGTAGAATAAAAGAATTTGTTGATGAAAGATCTGGAACTGAACCTTATCTAAAAGGTCAAGAAAATACACTGTCTAATATTCATATAGATATTAAACCAGGAGAAAAAATATCTGATACTAATATTAAAATATTTGGAGATATTGATCCAAGACATAGTTTTGGAAACATTCAAAACATAAATCCAAAAGCTAATTATTTTTCCGATTTAACAAAAAAAGAACAAGAGATGTTTAAACAAAACATGGTAGATCAAAATATAAATTATTCTAAAAATGTTTTAAAACAAAGTAATTTTGATCCTGTAACTATTAAAGATTTTGAAGAAAGCATGTTGTTTGGACCTACCGCTGAAAAAGAAGGATTGATTGGAGAAACAGGTGCTCCTAAATTTAAAAAGGGAGGTAGAGTTAAATTAAAAAATGGATCTGAAGAAACATATAATCCTGAAATACCTTCTCTTGGCGAACAAGATCCTATTGCAATTTTAGAACAACAGATGATTAATGAAAAAGACTCAACTAAAATTTTAGCTTTAGACTATCAATTAACACAAATGAAAAAAAGAAAACTTCAACAAGAAACTGAAGCTGAACAATATAAAATATCTCAAAAAGAAAAAGGAGTGAGATATAAAGAAGATTATCCATCTGAAGCTGATTATTTTTTAGAAACAGGAAAACAACTTTTAACAAATCCAAAATATTTTTATGGTAAAGGTTTAAAAGGAGCTGTTGAAGGAACTGAATGGTTAGCCGGACAACCTTTAAAAATATTGTTTAATCAAGAAGGAAAAAACTTTGAATTTTATCATCCCGTTGCAGGAGAAAAATTAGGAATAAATAAATTAATAGAAAAAAATAAACCAGAGTTTCCAACAACTGGAACTTTACTTGCAGGTGATGTTGCTGAAGTAGCTGGGTCTGTTATAGATCCGTTTTTAGCATATGGAATTGTTAAAGGAGCAACAGGTGCTTTAAAAACAAAAGCACCTGTTGTAATAGAAGAAACAGTAGATCCAACAAGAAGAGATCTTTTAAAAATGGGAGCTGTTATTACAGGTGGAGCTATTGCATATCCAACAGCTAAAAAATTAGGATTATTAGAAACAGGAGTTAAAGTAGCTAAGACTGGAAACGCCGTAAGAATTGCTACTCACGGTGTTGTAGATAATATGCCAGAATTTTTTCCATACTTATCTGAGTTTTCTTTAGCAAAAGGAAAAGTAATTGGCCAAGATTATATGAGAAGTGGTATGACAGAATTTAAAAGAGAATTAACTATACCGTTAGAAATTACAACAGGTGGTAAAAAAACAAATGTTAAATTTGAATTCATACATGATCCTGCAGAGGGTAATGTAACAGCTTATTATACAAATCCATTAACAGATGAAAAACATTCTTTTGATTTTTATTCAGGTAAACAAGGAAAACAAGCATATGGTATAGATCCACAACATCCAAGTGCTTACGAATATTATACTGTAGAAGTTGAGCCTCCTCTTTTCGAGTATAGATATCCAGATAAAGCAGATCCTTATAGAAAAAATATTGAAAGTTATAGTACTTCCTCAGAAGGAGATGAGGTTGTTGAAGCTTTAGATAAATGGTATAAAGGATTATCCAAAGAAGAAAAAGCAAGATTTGAAAACAAGTTTATAACTCATTCAGAATATACTGATGAAATACCTGCTGCCTCTTATAATGAAACAGAAAACTATCCAATAATGGAATTTATGTATCCAAAAAAGAAAAATGACTAAAAAATTAACAACAACAATACCACCTTTAAGAGGACCAAACTCACAAGGCTTGAATATTAACTATAATACTGTTAGAACAGTAAAATCGGAGAAAACAACAAATGGCAGAAATAGACAAGTCGCTACCAAACGTAGCAGATAAACTTACACCTGGAGAATTAGAAGTAGAACAGATTGCACAATCTGTTGAGGAAACTCCTGCGGGACCAACTGAAGTTACAGAAAATGAAGATGGAAGTGTAGATATAAATTTTGATCCAAAGAAAAATTTATCAGCAAGTACAGAGTTTGGAGCAAACCTTGCTGAAGTTGTTGATGAACAATTTCTTGGAAGATTAGGCTCAGAACTTTATCAAGATACACAATCTTATAAAGATTCAAGAGCAGATTGGGAAAAAGCTTATACTCAAGGATTGGATTTATTAGGATTTAAATACGAATCAAGAACAGAACCATTTCAAGGTGCATCAAGTGCAACTCATCCAGTTTTAGCAGAAGCAGTTACACAATTTCAAGCACAAGCTTATAAAGAATTATTACCAGCAGAAGGACCAGTTAGAACTCAAGTAATTGGACTAGAGACTCCAGCAATTCAAGACCAAGCAGATAGAGTTTCTGAATTTATGAATTATCAAATTATGGATGTTATGAAAGAATATGAACCTGAATTTGATCAAATGTTATTTTATTTACCATTATCAGGATCTACATTTAAAAAAGTTTATTACGATGAAATACTTGGAAGAGCTGTTTCAAAATTTATTCAAGCTCAAGATATTCTAGTTCCATATACTGCAAATAGTATTGAAGATGCAGAAGCAGTTGTTCATGTAATTAAAATTTCAGAAAATGAATTACGTAAACAACAGATATCAGGATTTTATAGAGACATAGAATTAAAAGCTTCAGATGATTTATCAGAAGCAGATGATGTTAAATCTAAAGAAAGACAATTAGATGGTGTTACTATGAGTGGTCAAACAGAAGATGTTTTCACTTTATTAGAATGTCATGTTAATTTAGATTTGGAAGGATTTGAAGATATGAATCCACAGACTGGTGAGCCCACTGGAATAAAGCTACCTTATATTGTGACTTTAGAAGAAGGATCAAGAGAAGTTTTATCTATTAGACGTAACTATTTACAAAATGATCCATTAAAGAAAAAAATTAATTATTTTGTACACTTTAAATTTTTACCAGGTTTTGGATTTTATGGTAACGGTTTAATTCAAATGATTGGTGGTCTATCAAGAACTGCAACTCAAGCATTAAGACAATTATTAGATGCAGGAACATTATCTAATTTACCAGCAGGATTTAAACAAAGAGGAATTAGAATTAGAGATGATGCTCAATCTATTCAACCAGGTGAATGGAGAGATGTAGATGCACCAGGAGGAAATCTTAGAGATGCATTTATGACTTTACCTTATAAAGAACCTTCACAAACTTTATTGCAATTAATGGGGGTCGTGGTTCAAGCAGGTCAACGCTTTGCTTCGATAGCGGACATGCAAGTAGGGGATGGGAATCAGCAAGCAGCAGTGGGCACGACCGTGGCTTTGCTGGAAAGAGGAAGCAGAACAATGTCTGCTATTCACAAAAGAATATATGCTTCAATGAAAGAAGAATTTAGATTATTAGCAAATGTATTTAAATTATATTTACCTCCAGAATATCCATATGAAGTTGTTGGTGCACAAAGAACAATCAAACAAGCAGATTTTGATGATAAAGTAGATATCATTCCAATTGCTGATCCAAATATATTTTCACAAACACAAAGAATATCTATTGCACAAACAGAATTACAATTAGCAATGGCTAATCCTGGAATTCATAACATGTATGAAGTTTATAGAAACATGTATTCAGCATTAGGTATAAGAGACATAGATAGTATTTTAATAAAACCAGATCAACCCACACCAAAGGACCCTGCGCTAGAACATATTGATGCTCTCGCAGGGAAACCATTCCAAGCATTTCCAGGACAAGACCATAGAGCTCATATAACTGCGCATTTAAATTTTATGGCAACTAATATGGCAAGAAATGCCCCTGTGATTATGGCTTCATTAGAGAAAAATTGTTTTGAACACATTTCTTTAATGTCACAAGAACAAGTTGAAATTGAATTTAGAAATGAAATTCAACAATTACAACAGATGCAACAAAATCCACAAGCAATGCAAAACCCACAAATGCAAATTCAAGTAAGAATGCTTTCTGAAAAAATTGAATCAAGAAAAGCAGTCTTGATTGCTGAGATGATGGAAGAGTTCTTGAACGAAGAAAAGAAAATTACATCACAATTTGATAATGATCCGATTGCTAAACTTAAATCTAGAGAATTAGATCTTGTTGCTCAAGAAAATGATAGAAAAAGACAAGAGAGCAATGAAAGAATCAATCTTGATAAGATGAAAGCTATGATGAATCAATCTACAGACAGTCAAAAACTACAACAAAATGAAGATTTAGCTAAATTAAGGGCAAATACTTCATTAGAAAAGACCGTTTTATCTGCTCAACTTAAAAATAGATTTCCAAATCAATAAAAAAGAGGTATAAAAGGCTATGAAAAAACAAAATGAAAAATTAGCAAATTCAACTAGAACTTTTACTAAAGATTCTAAGGTTAAAGTAAATACTAACCATTCAAAATACACTAATGCAGAAGGATATCTTGTTGGTGGTGTTGAAATTGAAACTACAAACCCTGCTGAAACTCAAACTCAAGAAGTTCAAGGACAGGGAAGTATTTTATCAGAGAAAAAAAGATCAGCTAAGTGGTATTAAGCCATGT